ACATCTTTAACATAACAGTTAGACCATATAGGCTCTATTGACTGTGAAACTTGACCTAATATAAATGCTGATGATGTAGTGGGAGCGATAGCGTTTAGAGTAACATTTCTCCTTCCGTAACCTTTCAGATATTCTGGCTCTCCAAACATCTCAGCGAGCTCTGATGATGCCTTATAAGACTTATCTTTTATTAACTTAAAAACTTCAATATTTAATTTTGAGGAATCTTTAGAATCGAAAGGTAAATTTTTTGATTGTAGTAGGGAGTGCCACCCTAAAACACTTAAACCTAACGCTCTTTGTCTTTTAGCAAAATTATAAGCCTTTTCTAAATAAAAAAATGCTCGTCTACCCTCTATAGTTCCTTCATCTCTAATATTTTCAATCTTAGTTAAAAATTCACTAACAATTGCGTCCAAGAAAAAGGTCATGGTTTCAACTGCGTCGGTATCTTTCCACTCATCATAATGAAGTAAATTCATAGATGAAAGTACACACACAAAAGACTCCTCTTCAGAGTTATGAAGGGCAATTTCAGAACATAAATTAGAATTATAAATCTTTGCGTTATTATCTCTATATACTTCAGGAGCATTATTATTCATCGTGTCAGAGAACATAATATAAGGGTAACCAATATCACCTCTTCTCTGAATTATTTTTGCCCAAATATCCCTTTTTTCACTATCACCCTCAACCATCTCCTTCATGAATTCATCACTTACGGTAACGGCATGTGTTAAATCTTGGATTGGGAACCCTTCTGTCCCAATCTCTAAAAACTCCATAATATCTGGATGCTCAACAGGTAGATACGGTGAAAACCTACCTCTTCTTGTTGAACCTTGGGATATATTATCCACAACACTTTGGAATAAGTTCATGAAGTGTACCGCACCTGGAGCATGTCCATTATCTGTAATTTCAGCACCTCTACCTCTAAGGTTTCCAAAGTATCCTGATGTTCCCCCTCCCATCTTACTCATTTCACCAACCTCAGCTTGTGTGTAAAGAATTGATTCAATATTGTCTCCAATATTAGAACCAAAACAACTTACAGGTAAACCTCTTTTTTTACCAAAATTAGCCCATACTGGAGAAGATAATGAATACCACCCTCTACCCATATAGTCGTAAAACTTTTCAGCAAAACCATCAATACCTAAAATCTTTTCAGCGTGTTCCGCGATAGTTTTAATTCTATCTAAAGGCTCTTCTCCCTCACTAAGGTATCCTCTACGAAGAAAAGTAATGGACTCCTCATTTATCCAGTCGAAATTTTCTCTATTTTTCATTTTTAATAATATCTTTTTAAAATAAATCGTTTGATGTAATTGATTTAGACTTTTTACTATAATTAATACTTCTCTTATTAAAAAAGTCCGTATGTTTTGTAGTTAAAATCTCATCGTCAAACCATTCTGTTGTCTCTAATATAGTATCGTTAACTTCAAAGATACTATCAATACCTATTGAATTTAAAGATACGTTAAATCTGTTCTTAATAAACTCCAATGTTTGTTTTTTAGTTAGGAAATCTAATCTCCTTTCTCAAAAATCCAATTTACCACTTCTTCTTCCGCCTCATACGCCTCCTGAGTAGAGATTATAAGGTCTTCAACCAACTCTTCAGTCCACCAATCAGGGTTTTCACTTTTTATTAAATTGACCAACTCAAATCCGAATTCCGCGTGTATATTTTCCTCTTTAGAGGTAGCTTCTACGGCATTACTTATTCCCTTTAATTTGTTTTTATGTTTATTAAACGACATAATAACCAAAAACTGAGAAAATAATGATACGTTCTCAATAAACATAGAAAACAACACAATAGACTCAAAATACTCTTTGTTTTCTACCGCTTTAGAGTTTGTTATAGATTTTTCTAAATATTTAATCCTTCTCCTAATCGCGGGAACTTCAAGTAAGTTTTCAAATTCACCGTTTAATCCCAGCAGTTGAACTAGGTGTGAATATGCATCCGCGTGTCTAACTTCTGATTCCGCGAAGGTCGCTCCAACATTACCTATTTCAGGTTTTGGCATTCTCTTATATATGTCACCCCAAAAAGATTTAACCGCGATTTCAATTTGTGAAATTGCTAACATAGCTCTCTCTACTGCGGATTTTTCTTCCTCATTTAAATGGACCTTATAGTCCTGTATATCGGAAGTAAAGTTAAATTCAGTATGTACCCAATAAGAATGTCTAATAGCGTCAACATACTCGTTTAAATTAGGGTATTCATAGGGTTTTAGGTTGGTTCTCTTTGAGAAGATGTTTGGTCTACTTTTAGAACGGTAAATAATATATTCTTTAGCTACATCATTTAGACCGTTATCCATTAATTTATTCTCCACCATATCGTGGATTTCATCGACATGAGGAACCCTATCTTTATTATTTCTAAAAAGAGCCTTTGTGGATAACCTTGCAATTTTCTCAGCCATCTCCTCGTCCACTTTTTCAATACTCTTCATTGCTTTTAAAATGGCATTCTCCATTTTTTCAAGTTTAAATGTAACCTTAGCCCCACTTCTCTTAACTACATAACGATTATCTCTTTCAATCTTATCAATCAAACTTTCCATATTTACACTACTTTAAAAAGGGTTTATTATTTCGTCTCCTTTTGCTGCCTTCTGTCAAGGAGCTCCTTAATTCTTACTTTATTCTTCTCTACTTTCTGTTCCTCTAAACCTAAGAAAGTAACACTTTGTTCGGTATCTATAACCAACATCTCATTATCGAACTTACAGTTTTCAAATACAATACCGTCTTTACCGATACGGGATTTCGTTATTGCAATAGTTGCCAAGTTCATTTCTTTTTGTTGTAAAGATTTAGCTACGGATATAATAACGTGACCAACCTGAGCCTTTTTAATTGAACCTCCCATTTGGTCTGTGGTCACTACTTCAGAAGAGATTGAACTTCTATTATCTTGTGTTGCTGTCCACCCAACCAAGTCTAACTCGTGACACATAGCCTCAAATCCTCTCATAACCGAACCCTCACTTTTCCATTCATCACCTAAATTTTTATCAGGAACAACACAATCAATATAATCCAAAACTACCATATCAAGTTTATTACCCTCCGCTATCATTTTACGAATTTGATTTTTAATCTGACTCATAGTTAACGTATCAGAAGGTAATTTTTTTAATATTAACTTGTTTGGTGCATTTTCTTTAATATCCTGAACTTTTTTCATGACTTTATCTTTATGTAAAGAAAGTAAATCAGGAGCAATTTCAGTCCAAAGTGTAATGTGCTTCCTTTGAATAATTTTGGGATTATCTTCAAAAAATATTTGAAGTACGTTATATCCTAAGTTAAATGCATGGTTAGAAATTTTTGTAAGTAGTGTAGATTTACCAACCCCAGTAGGTGCCAATATAACACCTAATTCACCCTTAGCCATACCACCTTTTAAAAGATTGTCTATTCCGTCAATACCCATAGGGATTGGATGTCTAAAATCTTCTTCTAATACATCGTCAAGATTAGCAAAAACGTCTGCAGTTCCCGCATCAATTTCCCCCACCTGTAGAGCCTCTCTGACCATTTCCTCAAGGTGGTCGTAACTCTCAAAATCACCCTTATCGATGATTTTTTGAGCCTTAACCATAACCTTTTGTAGTTCTTGTTGTTTACAGAATTTTAAAGATTTCTCTTGTACAAAGCTCTCACCTCCATCGGGTGCTTCTTTGACTTGTTCTACCATATCCAACACCATTTTTTGAGCCATAGGTGAGGATACTTCAGACTTAACAAGTTGTTCTAACGTATTGTAAGAGGGTGTATGCTCATACTTTATATAATACTCCTTAATAATCTGCATCACCAATTTAAAATATTGATTGTCGAAGTATTTTGGTTCAATAACGTCAACTATAGAAGCCGCAAAATCCTTGTAAAGTACGATATTATTAAGTAGTTGTATCTGGAAGGTATTCCCAAGATAACCAAAATTTTTTTCATTTGACATTCTTATCATCTTTTAAATTACGTGTCTTAATAAGTATAATCAAATTAGATTATATCCGTTAAATTCGTGTGTCAATTTGTCAGTAGAAAAAACCTCAGTTAGAGACTTCAAAACAGACTTTAAGTGTGGACGAACATCGACAGTATACCTCACTTTAGGTGGATAAATTTTTCCATCCCATATCATATGATAGATTACATCATCATTAAGTTTAATGTACACGTTGAATCTTTCTTCATCTTCAGTCATAGAAGTCTCCATAATGTTTTGGTCTGTCATAATCTGAAACTGATTATCTAACATATATGTAATTGTCTTCATCTTCAGGTCTTGATGAATCTGATTACGAATTTCATCAACCGCATCGTATAACTCGACACTATTCTTAGCGTCTTTATTATAACCCTTAACATTATAATATCTTTGTACGATAATGTTATCATTAAGAGTTAGAAGAAACTCCATTTTAGTCATATCACTTTTTTCCTTAATCATTTTTTTTAATTTTTAAAATTAATTTTTTGTTTTTTTAAACCTTCGTTTTTCTTTTCTTGTTAGTTTCATAAAAGGGGTCAAGAAATAGACCCACGCATTGTCTGTTTTTGGTAAATACTTAAATATTCCATCGTCCATCATCATTCTCATTAGATTTTGATAACCTCGACCTTCAGGGTCTATATCTTCTTCATAATAAAGTTTGACTATTTCTATTGCCTCTTCAGTTAGCAAAGGTATAGATAAATCTACCAACTTCCTATTAATTAAATAAAATTCTTCACCGTATACCCCTCTTTTTGTTTTACCTGAAAGAAGGTTTTGTAACGCCTTATTGTCTTTATCGTTTTCATGTAATTGTTCACCTTTAGTTAAAATATCGTCAACAGATACTATAGAATCAACAATTTCAGGAAATAACTTTACAAATGTTTTTTCCCCAAAATAATAAATACCATCAATATTATCTGACTTATCTCCCGATATAATTTTAAATGTGCTTATGTTTTGGTGAGGTATCTCAATACTACTTAACTTAACCTTATCCCCATTCTTAATCATTTGTTTTTGTGACGGAGAGTAGACTTGGACTTTTTCACATATTAGTTGTGTTAGGTCTTTGTCCGCCGAAAATATTGTTTTGTGTTCATCTTCCGAAATTTGACAGTATTGCGCTATCATATCATCCGCCTCATTACCATCAACATTAATTTGTCGAATAAACATCTCTTCCAAATACTCTTTAACTCTCTTTAGTTGCCAACTATAAGATTGTTTCTGAATATCATTCAGTCTATTATATCTTCTATTTTCTTTATATTCTGGAAAAATCTTTTTTCTCTGTATAGAATTATCTTCCCCATCCCAAAAAACAATAACCTTATCATAGTTGTATTCGTCAATAAACCTACGTAAGGTATTCACAAAATGGTATATACCACCTATATGGTTACCTTTATGATAATATTCGCGGACCCCATGATAACCAATTTTAAATAGGTTATTCCCGTCAACTAATAAAGTTTTGGTCACAACGCATTTATATCGAAGGTTCCACCATCTTCTTCAAGCTTAAAGTCACCACCTGTTCCGATGACTTCTTTCCAATATTCCGATTGTTCGGATTTGTATCCTTCAATAGACTTTTTTTCCTCAGCCGCATCTTTACCCGCTAAGAATCCATGAGCGGTTACGAGGATTCTTCCGTCCTCATATCCTAATCCATTAATATGGTTTTTAAGTACTGAAACTCTTGTACGAGTTGCAAATTTTACTTTTCTCTTATCTTTAACCGCCGTTATTTTACTTGTACCCGCGCCTTTTTGATTACCAAACAAAAATACAAGTGATGAGTTTAACCAAATCGCTTCACCTCCTTTCGCTTTAATTTTTGGTTGACTAAAAGGGTTGTCAGGAAGTTCGACCCAAGGTTGATTAACAATAAGTAGGGTATTTTCATGTTTTGAATCTGACCTACGAGACCCTGAGATACGTTGGTTTATTCCCATCCCGATTTTATCGGCAAGTACCGCCGCGTTATGTTGTTTACCTCCTTTACCTTCATAGGTCATCTTACAAGGTACCGAACCAACTGAGTCCCATAAAAATAATAAATCATAATCTAACTCCCCCTTTTCTTGGGAGTCCAATAACTCATTTATAAATAAAGTTATTTGCTCAATATACTCAAAATCATTATTAAATATAAAGAATCCGTCCCAATCAAGTTCTCCAGTTTCTTCATCAACCACTTCTTCACAATCAAACCCCATAAGTTTTGCGTGTTCAAAAGACCATTTTTGTTCTGTAATAATAAAAACTGGTAGTACACCTTTTTTCTGAGCGTCAACGGCTGCTTTAACTAACGCGGTAGTCTTTCCCGTGTCAGAGTGACCTAACATCATATTAATATGTCCGATAGCAGGACCTGGTACCCCGACCGCATCTAAAAATTCTTTACCTAAGTCGTGAAACCTCTGTGGTTTAAATTTTGCTGAAGAAGAAAATCTCTTCTTTATATCTTTAAAGTCTTTCTTTTTAATAGCCATTTTTTTTAAATAAAATGATGGTGGAGG